GGCAAAGGCATTGGCAACGGTGGAACCCCAGCCCTCGGCCTCCTTGAAGCCGAACGCGGACTCCATCGCCTTACTTAGGTCCTCACCAGCCACCGTTGGCGGCAGAAGCACCTGTTGCCCGCCCACATCCTGAATGCCGCCCCGGATGATGCCAAGATCGTCGTGCTGCCCAAGGGCCGCCTGCCATGCCTCGTTCATGACGGAAGCCTGCATGTCCTCATCCGCGTTTGCCGGGATGCGGGCAGCGTAGATCGCGGTCGCAACCTTGGTGATCCCATCCATCCCCTCAGCAATGCCCGGTACAGACCGCAGCGCCGTCTCCAGCGGGGCTTTCCCGGCTTGCACAGCCTTTGCAGATGGCGCCGGGACCGTCTTGTCGTCCAGATACATCTGGCCGGTCATCGCCTCCACGGCCACGGTTGTATCTCCGCCTCGGGCCATTAGCGCGCCGACATGCTGGATTACCGGATCGTTTGTCTTGATCTGCGCAAAGAACCCAGCGGCATCGTCGCCCATTGCTCCGACGATTGCCCCGGCTGCCATCGCCTTCACCTCGGGCGGGACATCCTTGCCGAAGATCGCGCCAACCGTCTTTGCCTCCTCCTTGGAGACGTAGACCTTCCGGTCGGTGTATCCGGACTCGGCAAGCTTGGTCGCGTAGACCGCCCGCTCGCCCAAAGCCGACATGAATGCCTCCGGATTGTTCGGGTCAATCTCCGGAATAGGCGGCGGCGGCTCGTCCTTCAGCACTTCACCGGCACGCTTGATCGGGTCGGACTTCCACGCCTTCGCATTGTCCGCTGCGACCTTCTCTGCCGCGCCGTAGAGATCGGTTTCCCAAGCGGCAGTCACCGGCTGGGATTTCATTTCCGCCAAGGCCGCAGCCTGGGCAGCTGGGGTCATCGTGTTGAAGGTCGGGATCTGGTCCCGCAGCGTCACAAAGGCGGAAGCCTCGCGCCACAGGTCCGGCAGCATGGCCTGCGCCGTCGGATCGCGCAGGATTGCCTCGTCCGCCGCCGTCATGCCCGCCTTGGCCGCGTCGATGATGGTGTTGAATTGCGTCTTGAGGCCGGACTCGACCTCCTTCTGTTTGGAAGCCACCGCCTTCTCGGCAGCCCGTCGCGCCTCCATTACCACGTTGTCCGACTGTTCCGGCGTCCACGCAAGTCCCGGCAGGGTCTCGCGGGTCCGAAGAACACTCCGCAGTTTCGACTCCGCTGCGCTGGCTGCTGCCGTGTCTCCGGATGCCAAGGCTTCGGAATAGTCCGTCGACCACCGATCCGCGAGAGCGGCAGAAGAATTGGCCGCCCGCTGCCGGGTGTCGCGCTGCTGATCCTCGACGATGCCGAGGAACGTCTTCTGCGCCTGCCCGCGCATTTCCATCATCAGGTCTGTCCGGAACTGCTCCGGCGCATCCTTGACCATCTGCCCGATGTAGGCTTCGGCCGATTGCTGGAACCCCTGCGGGTTCAGCGCGAAGTCGCTCGCCATCGAGATCAGGTCCGTCTGTCCCTGCACCATCTTCTCGCTGACATAGGCCACGCCAGCGGCGGCGTTGGCGGCCTGAAGCATCGGCCCTGACAGGGGAGAATACAGGCGCGGCTCGACCTTGCCGTCCGCCGTCCGAACCATCGTGGGGGCGGGACCGTTCGGTTGCCCAGCGGTCGACACGGTGACATCCGGCGGTGCGGCGCCCGCCGGGGCTCCGTAGTATGCCTCCACCAACCACGACGGAGCGTTGGCACTCTTGCCTCCAGCACCCCAGACTGCCGGCGTGCCGTAGCCCATATGGAACCGCCCGGCGCCCATGTAGTCATTGCCAGCGCCGATGCCCGTCACGCCATTTGCCTTGGCCTTCCGCACGATGTCTTGAAGCACCGGAAGGTCAGACGGGTTGTTCCAGTCCAACTTCCGGCCGTCTTTGTAGAAATCCACGTCGCCGGAGTTGCCGCCATTGTGGCGGGTAGTCCCTGTTCCCTGGCCGGGCTTGTTGGACTCCTGCCCGCCGGAGATCACATCCATCCGGATGCCCATATCGCCGACGAAGCTAAGGGCGCTCACGAGTTTCGGGTTCAGCGGATCGTTCCGCTTGGCGTTCTGGTTGGAGTAGGTCAGCCAGTCGCCGCCGGTCTTACCCAAGGCCGACATCGCATCGCCAGCGATGCCTTGCGGGCTGTTCGGGCCTGCTGGGGCAGGAGAGGATGGGGCGACACCTGCTGGCGCTGCCGTGCCACCTCCGCGCGCATAGTCCGTCCATTCCTTTGTGGATTTGTCGACCAACTGCTTGGTCGCGGCGGGGCGCATCCAGTCGGCGGCCTGCTGTGCGGTGTCCGCCAGCGTGTCGAAGATGTTCGGCCCGGGATTGACCGTCTGCCGAAAGTCGGACAGCGCGGGCCGGGGGACGATCTTGCGAAGTTCAGCCATTATGCGTTCTTCCGAAGTTGGTACATGTCAAACAGGGATGGCGCGGCCTTGGCGAACCCGCCGATCAGCGCATTGCGACTGGCTGCACCATAGGCCGCTGCCTGCATCTTGTAGGCGCTGGCCTCCTGGTTCCGGTTGGCGACCTCGACCCGACGCTCCCGGCCCCGCGCGTCCCGAACCTGCTGCATGACCTCAAAGGTTCCCACGCCCGGCCGTTGGCCATTGGCCGCCATAACCGTCCGGAAGTTGGCAAGTTCAGCCGACAGCCCCTCACGCGCCGCGGTGTCCGTCTGGATTGCCCGAGTCTTGCCGATGAAGGCGTTGATCTCCGCCTGTTGCTTTTGAGCCTTTGCCTCAGCGCGCCCGCCAAGGCCGCCCAGAATGGGACCGGCAGCCTGCGCGCCGAGTGCAAGCATTGGTATGCCCATTATCCGCTCACTTCTTGGTTGATGGCAAGGATCTGGAAAGCGCCCGGTCCTTCCTTGATGATCTCGATTTCCGGATGATCGCGGCGCCCCAGAACCATCGCCCGATACAGTTGCGTCCGGCGCGGCGGTGGGATGCTCAGGTCATCGCCAAAGTGGTAGCCGCCCACGCGCTTGGTGCTGGTATTGCTGCGCATGGCAATTGGCCCGGTGTGCAGGACGGATACGCTGAAGCGCACCGTGCGGACCTTGATCATTCCCAGATGCGGCGACTGGATGATGTCGACCGGCCACGGCTGCGCACGGGCTACGAAGTTGAACCCAGCTTCCGCACCATCAGGGAAGGCCTCCGATCCGACAATCAGGCCGTCAACACCAACATCCCGGGTGCCAATATCCCAGTCGCCCGCCACCACGCGCACCGATGCGCCCGCCAGCGGGAGTTGCTGTGATGCAACGATGTCAACCGGCCCGCCGTTTGCCACCATAGCAATGCCGTTGACCTCCAGCACTGCGTCGGAGGTGATGGGAAGGATGCAATCCAGAAGCGCCGCCTCGTCAAACTCCTCCAGAAAACGTGCGGTGCCCGCTCCAATGCCCCGGTCAACCAGCGCCCAATAGCCGCCAAAGATTGGCGAAATGCTCCGGAACTCACCATCTGTGGCCCACGGGAGAAAGCCCACCGCCTCTGCATTGAAGTCGGCAAACCAGGAGAGGACTGCCATCGTTCCGTCCTCATTCACCACGAACATATATTTCTCTGGCAGTGACGAGTTGAGCGAGGGACCGCATAGTTTGACAGGCGTTTTCACCAGATGCGAGTGCCAGGTCGAGATGCTGCGCACCGCCCACTTCAGGTAAACGTTTCCACTCAGCTGTGCGATTGCGATGGATTCGCCGGACGACTCCACGAAGACGACAGCGTCGTCTACGGCAACCGGCCGAACCTCGTTGGCGCCCCGCTTGTCGATCAGGATCGCATTGAACGTGCTGGGGGTCAGAAGCGACCCGTCCCGGATGTTGATGATGTAGATGCCACGATCCGAGAATAGGAGAAGGTCGCCGCCGTTGACTGCGTGCCGGAACTGCGGGGTGTTGTCGCCGCATTGCCGGACAATGGCATCGTCATCTTCGGCCCCGACCTCGAAATCATCCGTGCCCCGCACCGACGAAAGGCACACCAGGTCCGGAACCGCACTGAAGTTCACCAGCGCCAAGCGACCGGCAGCCGATGCACCCGCACGCGGATAGCCCCGAACCGGAGAGATCAGCGGCTCATCCCAGATTGGAGAGGACAGCGGCGCAATGGTCGACTTGGCACTGACCGTCGACGAACCGCGCGGGCTGGACAGCTTCTCGCTGATGTCCGGGCCGTCGAAGAACTCCGTCGTTGCCACGTCGATCGTGGGACCAGATACAGCCAGCACCAAGCCCTGAAAGTTGGTGTCCTGCCCAATGACGGCATCCCCGATGGCGAAGTTCGCCGCACTCGCCAGCGTGATCCGGTAGCTTGGCGGGAGTTTTGAGGCCACCGTGCCGTTCATGACCGTCGGGCTGACATAGCCGGTCAAAAGGATCTCCCGCCGCCCGTAGCGCACCCGCAGGCCCACATAGGCGGTCGACCAGATACCCTGCGATGCCGTCACGGTGACGCTGCCGGAGGTGGCTGACGGCTGAATCCGCACATCCTTGTAGAAGGACCAGTAAGGCTGCGCGATGGCATTGTCCGTCGTGCTGGCGAAGGCATAGTCCGCAAAGGTCCAGATGCCCGCGTTGTACGTGAGGGTTTTCAGGCCCCAAGCGCCACCGACGACTGCAATCTCGCGGAACGGCTCGACCCAAACATCCGCCCCAGAGGACCAAGGAACCGGCGTGATCGTCTGCACAAGCGCGCCGTCAGAGGAGATGATCTCCAGCGAGGAGTCATTGACCAGAAGGCCAAACTCCAGCCCCGGACCGGGCTGCACCGATGTAAGGTCGTAGGCCGCGCCAACCGTGCGGCGGTGCCGGGTGCCCAAGCGCGCTGCAATGGTGCGGGCGGCGGTGATCCGGCAATTCAGCCCGCCACGCAGGGATTGCTGGCGCGTCTCAAGGTCATCAGCCTCAAGAAACTCCTCCCGCATCTCGCCAAGAAGGAAGCTGCGCTGCGTTACCGTCGTCTTAACCACGGGTGAACCTCGCGCGTGCGATCCGGCCCGGCTTGTAAGCAGGTTGCGCCGACCGCGACCGCGAGGAGTTCTTCCGGGCCCGGTCGAAATACTGCATGGCGGCGGCGTCCATCCCATCCGCATCCCGGTAGGCCTCACGGCTCCGCAACAGGCACGCCTCCAGCTTCATCTGGACGCCGCGGGCGAAGTTTGCCGACCACAGCGAAGGGTCCGCAACGGTGACGAACTCGATGAACACCCCGTCCGGCGCATTGACGTAGACCTTGCTGCCATCCTGAACCCAGTCGACGGTCATATCCCGCTCCCCAGCCTCATCCTCGGTCCACAGGCGGCGGACGTGGATTGCCGTTGCCGGGACGAGATAGGCGTCGTCGTAACCGAAGCGGCCGTCCGACCGGGTGAGGAGTTCGGTCTGGTCCTTGGTGAAGGAATACAGCCCGTCCTCCAGTTCGCCCTCGACGATGCTGGCCCAGTTGCGCGAGAGCAGACGATATTCGTCACTTCCGTCGTTCTCTGACACAGCATCGGAAAAGCCCTGAGTGATCAGGGCCGCGTTCATAATCGAGATCATCGTAAATCCGGTCATGCGGCGACTTTGGCGCTGGCTCGCAATACAGCCAATGCACCTTGCAGAAACGTTTGGCGCGCCACCCCGCAAAGGGTAAGCGCGCCAAGCAGGGCTAAGGGCACCTGCACCATCATCTACCTCGGCCTTTGCGGGCCTTCTGACTTCTCACGATCCTTGTAGCCCAAATAGGTGAGGCCGGCAAGTTTCCCTGCCGGCCCCGAGGACGCCTATCGAGAGGGAAGGACTCAGGCGCCGTTCGCTTCACTGTCCCGCTTCTGAAGCTTCTTGAGCCGCTGCTGCGATACCAGATTGGCGGGCTTCATCCACGTCTCGGCAAAGGCCGTGTAGTGGATGGGCCGCTTGGTCCCGACCGACGCGATGCCTTCTGCGCCGAAGGTGCCCGGAGCCGTGGTCACGATGTCGATCGTCTCGGCATCGGTCGGCACTTCATCCGGGCTTTCCGCGTCCTGCGTCATGCGCTCTGGACCTCCGCGGCGATTGCGGCAGTCACCTGGCCCAAGGTGGGCGCGGTGCCGACCACGGTGTAGCGGACGCCGAAGAAATCGCGCATCTGACCGAACGGCAGGATCCGCGTGATCAGCGGGCGGAACCCGACGATCAAAGAGGCCAGCGGGATCGCAGTCGACGTTGCCATGACGATGGGGTTGGTCGACAGTGCGGCGTTGTCGGCCGATTCCAGCGTGATGGTCAGCGAGGTCAGGTTGTTGAACGCCTGCGTGATCTGAAGGAGCATCGGGATTTCGGTCCCGTCACCCAAGTTGCGCAGGATACCCGCGGATTCGTAGGGGGCGGCACGAACTGCCTCCCACTGGACCACGTTCGTCGAGATCGCCGTCGCCACGATGGCTTGGTTCTCCGACAGGATGAGGTTGCGGTTGAGGATCATTGGATTGAACTCCGATATGGGTTGAGGGGGCGTGCATTAGGGAAACGGAACTTCGCCCCCATCCTTCCCCGCGTCAAAATCGGGGTGACGTGATGAAGAAGAGCGAATGCACTGAGGAGCAGTGGGAGGCCTACAAGGCACACCAACGGGCTTGGCGGAACGCCAACATAGAGCGCCAGCGTGAGCGAGAGCGCGCCGCCTACGAGAGACGCAAGGACCGACACAAAGCCTACCGCGAACAGCCAGAGGTCAAGGAGCGCAAGAATGCCCTTGCCCGCGAGAAGTACGCAGCCAAGCGCGCTGCCACCGGAAAGATGTACTCCGAGAAGGAGCAGGAGGCTCGCGCAGAACGCCAGCGAAAGAGCAGGACCGGCTTTGACGCCGCGACCAGGCTGGCGATGATGGAGTTGCAGGGCGGGTGCTGTGCGATCTGCGCCCGCCCCTTTGATGGAAGGCAAGTCCGAGCCGACCACTGCCACGACAGCGGAACCCCGAGGGGCCTGCTTTGCCATCACTGCAACATCATCGAAGGGATGATCCGCAGCATGGGCATCGCGCCAAGTGACTTTGGACAACGGCTCGAACATTACCTCTCCCATCCTCCTTTCAAGCTTCTGAGCCGCTAGGGCTCACAAGACTCTGCTTTCCGTGTTCAGCAGTGCGTCGGTCTCCCGGATCGGGACGCCGCGGAAGGTCAGGACTTCCTTGCCTTCGATCTCCGCCGGACGGAGGTAGACCTGGCCGTTGGCGTTGGCCGAGCGGTAGGCCAGCTTGTCCAGCATCATCAGCACGTCCTTGTTGCAGTAGATGACCGACCGGCCCGGGGCCTTCTGGTCGTGCAACTTGGCGATGCGGCGGACCTTCGACCGATACCAGGCCGTCTGGAGCAGGTCGTAGAGGTTGACCGACCCGGCCAGAAGGTTGGTGTTGTCGATGTTGGCGATGCGGACGACGCGCTGCCAGTCGCCAAGCGAGAAGCCGACGTTGCAGCCGATCTTCTCTTCCTCGACGTAGTAGGGGTTGTTGGAGGCGTCCAGCACGCGCTGGCGGCCCATGTTCTCGCGGACGATGCCGCCGACGGTGCCCTTGGGATAGATGGCGGTCAGACCGTCATAGCCCCATTCGACCATCCAGATCGAGGTGTTGATCGAGCCGGTTCCGCCCGCGTCAACGATCTGAGCGCCCGAGCCGAAGGTGGCTTTCACGCCGTAGCGCGCGGCAAGACCCTTGGGCAGGCGGACGTTGGCGTTGCTGTTGTGGTAGAACAGCGCCGTCATGAGTTCCTGCGAGATCGCCTCGACGAAGGTGCGGGCTTCCGCGCTGCGGATCGCAACCTTGTTGTCCGAGTAGAGGTCCAGCTGGCGCTGGTCGACCGTGGACAGGCCTTCCACCATGCCGGTGGTATCGTCGACGGTCTGCTTGGCCGATTTGGACTGCGGGATGCCCTCGTAGAGAGCGGTCCATGCCACCGACGGAAGGCCGGTGCGGATGGCGCGGGTGTGCTTGAGCCCGCTGTTGCATTCCATCCAAACCCAGTCGTCCAGGCAGTACTGGGCGGTGTTGTTCAGGGTTTCGATCACGTCGATGTATTGACCCTTGCCGTCGACATTCTTGTACTGGTCGATGAGGCTCTGGGTCGACTGAGTAAGGGTCGCCATCAGGTTTCTCCGTTAGGTTTTGGGGGTGGCGTAGAAGGATTCGAGATCAGCTTCCGGAGAAGCCTTGGGCGGGGCGGGCGTCGAGGTGCTCATGGTCCGGGGCGACAGAAGCTGCTCCAGTCCACGCAGGAAGTTGGCGGAACGGATGGCGCCCAAGACGGCCTTGGCCTCATCGGCGGGCATGACGGTCTCAAGGCCGCGCTGAACGGCTGCAATCCGGGAGTTTTGCTGGGTTTCGGTGCCAAGCTTCGCCATCTCGGCGGCGTTGGCCTTCATGGCTTTCTGGTATTGAACCGCCTCATACTTGGCGATCAGACCGGCAAGCTTGGGGGCTGCGGCCTTGGGCGCACCGATTTCCTTCAGAACTTCCCCGAGGCCGGCATAGAGGGGCTGAAGATCGGGATCATCGGTCGCAAGTTCGACCGTGAAACCTTCCGGCAGCCCCTCGATTCCGTCGAACTTGAAGTCCTGCGGAAGGGCAAACTCGTAGGCCCCGTCTGCCGGAACATCGGCCATTGCCTCGCGGCGCTTGGCATCCTCGGCAACAAGGTCCTGGTAGTGCGCGGAAAACTTGGAGAGGTCCGGCTTGCCGTCGGCGTGGAAGTCCGCCGGGATGAAGGACAGGTCCACGTCCGCCGCAGGGGCGGGCGCGGGGGCCGGTTCAGGAACCGGGTTTCCGCCGGGCGATCCTTCGCCGGGGATTTGCCGCATCATCTTTTGCAGCCAGGATTTGCTCATACTCACCGCTCGCAATTCGTTGCAGATCGGTCAGGATGAAGCCTTGGGCATTGCGCGCTTCCAATGCACGCGCATCGCCAAGAATTTCCGAAAGCGAAAGCTGGATGGATTTCTCAAGCAATTCCAGCAAGATAGCGCCGCCGTCCGTGCGAAGATGCACCTGAAGGCTCAGCGCAAGTTCCTTCGCCAACTGCGGGTCTCGGGCGTGCAGCCATGCGTGATAGCGCAGAAGCGGGCCGGGTTCCGGGATGCGGACTGGAAGCTTCACCACCACCCCCAGAAGCGTGCCGCCGCTGCCAGCCCGATCACGATGGGGGCGCCGACGGGCCAGGCCTTCTTGTGCGGCGCGGGCGTCTTGCGCCACTTCCGCTCCGTGCTGTCGATCCAGCCCTTGCCTTTGACCCAGAGGACGGCATGGCGCGGGATCTTGCCGTTGATGGGCGACCAGCACCGCCAGACGATTGCCCGGGGGAAGGATGCGCCCTCGATCGCCTTCACGGTCTTCGCGTAGTCCTGGCAGTCACCTTGCGGCTTGGGCGCGTTGCGCAGGTCACGGGGCCGCCCAAGGAGCGAGGTCGGGACAATCCGGAAACGGCGGTTGAACTCGCCGAGGGTCATCGGCAGGCCCCGGTCATGGCGCTGTCGGTCTTTGCAACCCAGCCTGACACCGCATCATCTCCCAGCGCGGGCATCGAGGGACGCTGGATGCTGTAGGTCACGCACCCGGCCTCGGGCTGCACACATGCTGCGAGGAGGAGGCACATACCCGCGACAAGCGCCTTACCGCCACTTTGCATCGTTCTCCTCCTTGATTTGCTGCGGCGTTTTTCCGGCCCGCAGATCGGCATCGGCCTTGGCGGCCCCCTTGGCCCCGTCTTGGACGCCCTTCACCGTGGCCTCTGCCTGCTTTCGCTTCAGCTTCGCGGCCCCACTGGAGCGTCCGGTCAGGAACAGGACCAGCCCTCCAAAAGCCGCCGCGAGGTAGGGCCAGACGTTCGGCAGCGCGCCAAGAGCAAGATCGAGGAGCCATTTCATTTAGTGATCCCTTGATCCTTGACCCGACCAAGGGCAGCCAGAAGTATCAGGGCGACCGTTACCTTCCCCTGATTTTCGGGAGAGAAGACTGCGGCCTTCGCTTCCGCAGGGATGGTTTCCCACACGGCGGCGAGGGCAAGGATGCGCATGGACAAGAACTTCCACGCATCTTTCCAGTTCGGGATCAGTTTCATCGGGGTTCCTTTCAGGAGATCAGGGAGGCAAGCCAGAGCCACATGGCATCCCACTTCGCGGCAATGCCCGAGAAAAAGCCGGTGATGTCGTGCCAGAAGGCAACGGTTCCAAGGACAACAGCACCACCCGTCAGACCTCCGGCGGCCGATGCAGCCGCTTCTTTGGCTGGGGTCTGCACAGATGGCCGCGGAGTGCTGACTTTGGCGGCCTTGGTAACGCGACGGGGAACTACGGGATTTTCCCGCAAAATGGCCTCAGGGATCGGTGTGTCCTTGATCTTCTGCCAGCGCGCAAAGGCCGCTGCCAGCTTCCGGTCATAGCCGTTCTGCGCAAAGCCCTTGCCGTTGTAGCCCCGCGCGTAGCCCTTCCAGTCATGACGGCGCAGTTCATCGTCCAGCCCGGTCGCCTTGATGAAGCGGATCATGGCGGCGAGGTGCGTTTCCTCGTCGTCAAGAAATGCCTCAACCATCGCCTTTGCTTTCGGGTATCCGGCCAGCTTGCAGTTGAAGCCCATCAGTTGCGGCAAGCCCCAAGATGCAGACCGCATCGCGGCTTCTTCGTCAATGGCGATAGCCTTCAACAGGCGAGGATAACTGTCTGCCGGGTAGTCCCGCTTCCAGCGCGGATAGGCCAGACCTTGCGCGGCGGCCTTGTCGCGCTTCGGCCCCGGCCCAAGTTCACGCCAGAAGATGTGCGGCTCAAACAGCATCTTCGGACGGCCCTGCTTGTCAAAGCCGGACCCCGCACTTTCCACGTCAAGAACCGCGTGGACCTCATCCTCGCCGACGCCGATCATCTGGCCGACCATCGGCAAGTCGATATCGTCCAGGCGCTTGGCCTTGCCTTTGAAATTCATTCTTCCCCCTAGTCGCCCAAGATCAGCTTGAGCATTGCGTCCTTGAAAAACAGGATTCCGGTCCACGCGACGGCGCCCAAGAACCCGAGAACGATCAGCCCGCCCGTCACTTTGGAGCGCAGGCTAGACACCATGTCCGTCACAGGCTTGACCTGCTGCATGTCGCGGTGAAGCGCCTGAAGCTGTTCGAGGATGGCGCGGCGTTCTTCAGTGGCCAGCGTTCGCTCCCGAACAACCTCGTCCCAAGCCCTCTCCGTCATGTCGATGTGGTTCGACAGGCGCTCCGTGAGCGCGGCTAGTTCGGTTGCGGTGCTCATGCTGCGGGCGCTCCGGCTGCCGGTGCGGGCTGCGCCTGTTCTTCCCGAATTTTCGTCACCGTGTCGCCGGAGACCTTCACGATCTCCTTGAAGGTGGTGATCACGTCGATGACGCTGGAAGCTTGGTCTTGAAGCACGCCAACCGCGAGGTCGAGGTTTGACCGGGCGATCATCACCTGATCCTGATTCTGCGCCTTCTGCATTGGCGAGATTGGCTGGATGGTCAGCGCCGCGCCGTTGTGCGTGATGGCCTCATCCATCTGCCGGGCCTGTACCAACAGGTACTCGATCCGCTGAATCATCGGCGCGATCATCTCGGTCCACAGGGGGGCGGACGGCTTGCCGAGGCGTTGCTGCACCCGGCGCCGCTCATCAACCCACTGTGAAGCCGTCGGAGGCGTGTCGCCGCGCTGGCGGGGGCCGTCCTGGTAGAACGCCCGGCGGATGCGGTCCTCGATCCGATCCTCAGCGAACCAGCCCGCGTCCACGTTCACGTTGCGGTTCAACTCGAAGATCTGGTCCCGCGTGAACTCGCGCCCAGCTGGATAGGCTCGGCCCGCCTCGATGCCTTCGGACAGGTCCAACCCGGCGTCCGAGGGGTAGATGAGCGTGTTCGTGACAGCCTGATCCATTCCGGACAGGACGATCTCATCCACCTTGTCGTAGACGCGCAGGTCCGGCAGGGCTTTCCAGCCCGGCCCGCGGCCCCACGGCTTGTTCGGTTGCGGGTTGAAGCGGCCGACCAATAGTGGGCAGGAACCACCGATGGACCCGAGGTCGATCGGCTCATCCGGAGTGATGCGGCTGCCATCGACGGTGATCTCGCACTTCCACCGAGGATTTCCCGGGTCTTTCCAGTCTAGCCAGAAGCCCCAGCACACCTTTGCCGTTGCACCAGGGCGCGCAATCAGGTTGACGATTTTCGGATCGGTCAGGTCGACTTCCCAGCCCTGGAACAGCGCCTTGAGGCTGGAGGCTGCCACGCGCTTTTCCCGAAATCTGTCGAGGATTCCGAGGTGGCCGGGCGTCAGAAGCAGTTCCGGCGGTGGCACGGTCTCGAAATGCAGGGGCGCGGTCAGGTGCGCCTTGTCGAGCCAGACGGCGGGTGTGCCGTGGCAGACCTCAAAGAATATCTGGGGCGCGAGGTCGTAGTAGTTCGAGGCCATGATGGCTTCCCGAACCTGCTCCTCTCGATCCTCCACCATGTCTTTGACGGCATCAGCCTGATCTTCGGGGATTGGTGCGAGGACAACGTAGGAGTTCCAGATTGCTTCAGCCGGGGTGTAGTAGTTCACCAGGTCGCCCGCGAGATCGCTGGCGAGTTCCTCTCCGAGGGAGATGAACACGTCGGATTCTTCTTCGGTTTTCGTATCCTTGCGGTCGAAATCCCTCTCCCGCCCCGGGCAGCAGAACCGATAGACTTCCTTGATGAACGGCTCCGCCTGGTCACGCCATGCCTTCGCATCCGCGTAACGGGTCGAGAACTCCTTTGACGGTTTTTTCACCCGAACCTCGACGAACTGTTGGAGGTGCTATGGGTTTTGGGCTTGACCTGCGCGGGTACGACCGGCATCGGCGCCGATCCGAACGTTAGCGGCAGACCGCGCAATCCATATACTGACCTCAGGTCGGCCGTGAGTTCACCGGCGGTGCGCTGAGTTGCGCTGTCGCGCTCCATTTGCGAAATGCGCCGCTCACGCAGTCGCGCGGCCTTGTCTTGCGGATCCTCTTTGGGAGTTCTGCCCATTTACCACCTCTGCGCCCTTGGCGAGCAACTTCCGGTGCAGACCCCACGGGAACAATGCACGCTGGCCTACCAGGCTTCCGCAGATGGAGGCACATGTCATTGGACCGCTCAGAGGAAATTCAAACGGATCAAGGGGTTGTGGCATCCACAAGATGCTGTCGCACCGCTGATTGAGGAGTGTCAGCACATCCTCGACATCCTCGAAGCGGAAGATGACTTCGACCCGCATTCCGGTGCTTCTGGGGTCGAGAAACACCCATGAGCCGTCATCATCGCACCCCCAGGCCTCGACGTGTCCGAAAATGCCGTGGATATCGCGCCAGGGCTTTGTAAAACCGAAGAACCATCCGGTGATCATCCGGCCCTCCGTAGATTGACGCGGTGCCTCCGGATCGGGGATGCAACCGGCTTGACGCGGTTCGGGGCCTGGACGATGGCATCCCCCTCACCACCACCAAGAACGGCGTTCTCGAATGCCTCGCAGACATGGGAGTATAGGTTCTTTCTGGGCCGGTCGGAAAACTGTCCGGTCCCTCGGATTTTTGGGTAGTGATAGCCGCCGCCGAGGCCGACCTTGATAGTTGTGCAGGACGGGTTGATCTTGAGGCCGCCGCGCCGCATCAGCACGGAAGTCACGGCGGATCTCCGCATTTCGACGTTGTTGTCCGTGGTGGCCGGCATCACCTTCATGCCCGCGGCCTCGAAGATGTCGTAGGCGGTGCGCTCGTCGTTCTGGCCTCGATCTGCTCCTCTGGGATCACCCCAGAACTCGACCTTGAAGCCTGGGTATTTCTGGGCGATGTGGCGCTTCAGGCGGGGGGCAAAGAGGATTGCGCTTTCGTTTGATCCGATCAACTCGGACAGGACTCGCCACTGGCCGTTGATGCACTGGCAGAGTGCAGCTGCGGGTTCGCGGCCGAAGTCCAGCCCTGCGATGATTGGGGCGCCCTCTACGGGGATACCATCTTCGCTGGCGATGTGATCGGAGGCAAAGAACTGGGGATAGACGGGCTTGCCGTTCTGGTAGACGCCGATGCGGTTCATGACGCGCTGGTCGATCCAGTCGCGGTCCTTGCCCTTGATGATTTCGAGGTAGGGCTGGGTCGTCCATTTCTGGTTTTCGGCTTCCGGGTTTTCGCGGTAGACCACGCGGCCGTCGCGCATCTCCTCGATCAGGCCCGGGGGCTGGACGAAGAAGTTCCAGCCTTCCGGCTGCTCCATTGCGATCTTCTGTTCTTCGGTCCAGTCGGCCGGGATCGGGATGTCGCCGCGCATGTAGGGGATCCAGTGCCCTTCCACGGGTGCGTTCAGGTCGACGAGGCCGCCGTACCACGTCGCACCCGGCCCGAACGCCTTGGAGGGGTATCGTGCGCAGCGGGAGAGGAGTTCGTCGATGACCCTTTTCTCGGCGAACTGCCCCTCGTTCCGGAAAAAGCCGGTGATCTCGTAGGATGCCAGCACCTTTTCCGCCACGTCCGGATCCGGAAGCGCCAGGAAGATGACCTCGCAGTCGACCATCGTGCCGTCCCCGGAGGAGTGCGGACGCTTCAGGGCATGGAGGCTGGGTTCAGCCCGGATCATCGGCCCCCAGATCGCTTCCGGAAACCAGTGCAGCCAGGTCTTGATCGTCGTTTCTTTCAGATCCTTGTAGGTGTCCCGCGTGATGATCCAGCGCGTTCTGCGGACACCATCGTCGTCCGGCAGTTGTTCCTCCGCCTGCACCCAGATCCGGTGACAGCAGGCCGAGGAAGTTCCGGACTGGATGGGCCCCTGAATGATCCCGAGCCGGGACCGATCCCAGAAGAACTCCGTCAGCACCTTCCCGTCAGGCACATACTCGCGGATCATCGCCGCACCACCATGACCGTTCCGCCACATCCGATCCCATGCTCGATCCCGGCGCGCACCGAGTCCTCAGCCAAGGCGCCCATGAACATCGCCCCCATCGCCACCGCCGAACCCGAACCGATCGAGAGATATTCGCACCCCGGGTAGTCCTCGTCGCCCGCCCAGGTCCAGATCGACACCGACCCGTCCGGTCGCGCCACCAGCACATCCGCCGTGTCATCATCGCGCTTCAGCGCCGGCCGATCACCATCACAACCGCCATCCACCCAGCGCAAAAAATCGCAACAGATCGACGCCCGCCCGCCACATCCATACAACGTGCCGTCAGGCCCGCGCGCAATCTTCCGCATACCCGAAACCTTCAGCACGCTGTCAGACCCAAGCGTGTCCGCCGCCATCACCCCATCCCGATACGCAATCACCGTCATACTTCCTGTCTCCCGTTCTCCAGCCACCGCTCCGTGTAGAAGCACTCGTTCGCCTCAAGCAACGAGGCGATGACCTGGGCGGCCGTTTCGATGTCGCCGCGGAACCATTCGAGGCCGTGCCGAAGTGGGAACGGCATCTGCCGAAGCACGGCTGCCTCCATCTCCTCAAGGTCGCACCACTCCTCGTTGATCTCGAACACGACCTCGCGCTCGATCCCATCGCCGGCCCGAAGGTTCCAATCCGCATAGGCCCGACGCCGCGAGGCCCAACGCACCGTCCGGCCCACCTTCACGATGTCCGGCTGATCCCGCAGCACCACCGCGTACAGCGCAGGGCAGGACCGCCCAGCCGGCGCAAAGCACCGAACCTCACCCCGAAACAGTTTCGCGCCCACCGTCCAACCCTTTCACGTTCCGCCAAACGGTCGACCGGGCGCAGCCAACCCGCTCCGCGATCGCACCGATCCGCATTCCTTCTTTGAAAAGCCGCGTGATCTCTGCGGCCCGAACCTCGCGATACGAAGGCTCTTTCCCGGCAGGCTCCGCCCAGTGCGAAGGCTCCACGCAAAGCCGGTTCCCGCACAAATTCCGCAAGCGCCCGACCGCGACTTTTCCGCACTTCAGCTTCCAAGCCACTCGATGCGCTCCGCGCTCGCCGTTCCGCTCACATCGGCCGTACCCAAGCGCATCCACAGGACCGCGCCACACCAGGCACCGACCCTGCCTCTCGCACATCGCCCAGAAAGATCGCGCCATCACAGACCCGAAACCCGCTTCAGATTTCGTAGATCACCGCGCCAATC